GTCAGGCAGAACGCCATCGGGTTCCGCTTGATGCGGCTCACGATCGTGCGTAGCAGGTGCTTAGCCTGCTTTGCCCGTTGCCCCTGGTCACCGCGCTGGACGCCAGCGTCAAAGGCCTCGCTCTCGTTGTTGGTGATCAGCATGTCGAGCGAGTCAAGCGCGATGACGACGCGGGGGCTCTCGGGGTTATCCCGCCCATAGGTTTTCTCGTACAACGTGATGAACTCAGAGATAACCTTGACGACATCGTCAAAGGTTGTCACGCCGGCGTACATGAACCGCTGTGGGCTAAGGTCCATGCCAATGCGCTTGAGCCACCCAGTGTCGAGCGCGTTCTCAGAATCGAGAAGCAGGATGAAGGCGCCTTCTGCCTGCGCGTTGCGCAACGAATTGCACAGGATGAACGACTTCCCAGCGCCCGAGGGGCCAGCAAAGCAGGTGATGCGCCCCTGCGGCAAGCCGCGGTAGAAGCTGCCAGAGATGCGCTTGTTCAGCGCCAGGTTGCCGGTGCTGAACCAAAACTTGGGTGGGCTGAAGTCCGTGACGATGCTGTCCATCTTCTCGACGGTCTTCTTGAAGTCCTTCAAGAAGGACAGCCCACCAGTGGCAAGCTCTTTTGCCATACGGTGATCTTCCATAGAAAGTGCTGGGGCTATAAAGCCCCAGCCCTAGGGTTACTCGGGGGACCGCTGCGCTTGAGCGGCGCGCGCCTTGGCGCGCAGCATGTCTAGCACAGACTGCGCCTTATTCACCGTCGGGGCGGCAGCTTGGGCAGCACCGGTCACTTGCTCAAGCGCGCTAACGCTTGCCACCGCCGGTGCCTTCACGAAGGGCTCGTTGCTTCCAGCCGCTGGTTGCTCCAGCGCCGCTGGCGCAACCGCCGCCCCGGTTTGATCGGCAACCAGCATCGCCTCGAGGGTAGCTCGGTCAACGTACTTGGCCCGGAACTCCTTCAGGTCATAAAGCTTCAGGTTGGCGATGATCTCGTCGGAGATGTCCGATTGCTTAGGCGAAAACGACGAGGTGCCATAGTCGGCGTATTGGCCGCTCTTCGTCTTCTTGATGCGGAAGTTGTACCCGCCCTTCAGCTCGAAGGGCGCGTTCTCGAGGTCACCCGATTGAAATGCCGCCTGGATCTGCTTGAAGATCTTCGGGCCAAACTCGATCAGCTTCACGAGCTGGTTCTGGTCATGCTCGATCGGCGAGTCGATGACGATGACTTGCCCGATGTAGCCCTTCTTGCGCAGGTAGCGCTTGCCCATCACCTCGTCCTTTTCCTCGTTGTAGTACCGCCGCGAGAGCTTGCACACGGGGCACTCCTCGCCGTACATCGACAGGCACGCGACCCGCTGGCGGTAACCGTTAACGGTAAGGTCGTGGGTCATGTTCTCGACCAGGAACCCGAGGGGGTTATCCTCGTCGAGGTCGGGCAGGAAGCGAACCGTCGCGACGGTGTCTTCCGGCATCTTCCAGAAGGGGTAAAAGAGCTTCCAGTTTTGATCGCCATCACCGCTGGTTTTCTGGTTGAAGGCGTTTTTCAGGGCTTCCAAAGTCCGCTTGGTCGACATGCTTTCTCTCCTGTTAAAGTGACACAAACGCGCGTGGTTGAGGCCACGCAAAAACATTATACAAAATACGCACCCGCCTGTAAAAGCGCTGCCCATCTAAGGGCACTGCCCGGCGCGGTGCTGGCTATTTAGGGGCCGTTAACCGCCCCGGGTGACCAGTTGAAAAAGGCCCCATCGGCGCCGTCCCACCCTTCTGCTACCACGAGCAGCCGGTCACACTCGGTGCCAAGCAGCAGCTCCTCCTGCGTCGCCCACATCCTGTTAACCACCGCCTCAGGTACCTCCTTGTCCAACCTGGTGCGCTGCCGCGCGAGCAGCGTCGCGCGCCGGGCGTAGAAGGAAACCCCGTGCACGAAAAAGCGCCGCGAGCGCAGCAACTCAACATAGCGCGCCCTGGCGCGCCTGGTGAGGTTGGTGTTGTCGATAACCAGCGGGCGATTTTCACGCTCGGCGGTGGCTACCGCGGCCCGTAAGCTGGCGCTGACAAGCTTGTCGAACGCGGCTGGCTCGGCAGTGGCTTTCGCGAACGCGGCAGCGTACGCCTCCTTCGGTGGCGCGGCCGTGGCCCCGAGCAGCTCCAGCCGGCACGCGTCGAGGGAGAAGCGCACCGGGTCCTTGAGCGTCGCGGCGAACGTCGATTTCCCGGCGCCAGTTGGGCCGGAGAGCAGGTAAGCCTCGCGGCCGGCCGCCACGGCCGGAACCGGTGCCACTTCTCCCTGCTCGAACGCTTCAACCCAGGCAGCCGTGTTGGCAAGCTTGCGCTCGTGGTCATCGGCAATTCGCCCCTTGGCGTCGCTCAGCAGCACGTCGCTAAAGCAGGCGTATGAGCCTAGCCTGGCTAGCACCGCGCGCCGCAGGGCAGCAAGCTTCTCTGGGCGCTGGAGCTTGTACGGGAGGTGGTGCTCGATGAGGAACGCCACGGCTGAGATTACCTGCGGCGTGAGCCCAAGCGCAACCATAGTCTGGCGGTGCTCGAGGGCATACTCAACCCACTCCCTGGCGGACAGCAGCTCGTGCCCAGCGTAGGTCCGGTAGGTTCCCAGCTCGGGCGAGTGCTTTGTAACTTCAGCGGTTGGCTTGCCAGTGTCATGGAAGAGCAGCGCGAGGCGCGTGATGGTTTGCTCCAGCGCGCTGCGCGCTGGAGCTGGGCCTGTCTCGTAGGCCTGCAGCACCAGCTCCGTGTGCACGGCCACGTTCGCCTCGCGGTGCCACGGGGAAGCCTCAACGGTGCTCGCTAGCCGCGCGTAGGTTGGTGAGGCCCTGAAATCAGCCAACAGCTGGGACCAAGCTTCACTCATGTGGTAATTATACCACGTCAAAATCGAAAAAATTGGTGGGGAGGGGGTAGCGAGATAAAGAACGGCACTGGTTCATCGCCCCAGTCATCCTGAGCGTCAGGGGAAACGTTCTCATAGATCAGCTGCTTAGCGCGGTCATCGTACTCGGACAGCTGGTTGAGCAGGCGAACCACGATGAGCATGGCCGCAACTAGGTCATCGGTGGCTCCTTGGCGCGCGGCGTATGAGCCGCCAGAAGCGATGTAGTTTTTCAGCTCAAACAAGAGCTTATCGGAGAAGATGGTCAGTCCACCGGTTAGCTTCTCTACTAGCCCCTTCAGCTGCATGCAGGCAATCAGCTTTGCCTTTCCGGTAGTGTTGAGACCAAGCTTAGTTGGGTGATCGTTGTGCAGCTCAACGCCGTCTAGGTACACTCCACCCTTTGGGTCATCGTCATGCTGGATCATGGCTACCAGCGCTTCCCCAACCCCGTTGCGCTCAAACGACCAGATGACCTCAGCCCGCCGGCCATCTGGCCCAGGCTGACGGAGGTGCTTAAGCAGCCACTTAAGCTTAGCGTAGATCAATGGGATGCTCACGGTGTTCAGGCGGAGCTCAGCCACCTGCGTTAGCGCCGGGAACTCAACTACCTCGAAGGCGGTATGGTCACCCCCAGTGCCGGTAGCCAGGTCGATGCCAACAAGGTAGGTCTTGCCTTTACCACCGATGGTGTTGGTCCAAAATGAGATGCCGAGCTGCTCAGCTACGGGAGGCGTTGGCCTGATGGTGCTTAGCCGCAGCGGGTTGATCAGCAGCGAGTCGCTCGACAGGAACTCGCAGTCAAGCTCCTGCCGGATCTTCAGCGGGCCAAGCTTGCCCCGCATCTCATCGTAATAGGCTTGATCCCGCTCTGGGTGCTGGTACCACATGATCTTGATCGGGAAAAAGCTGTTGGTCCCAGCGTTTGCCCCGCGCCAGAGGGTAGCAAACAGGTCATCGTCGCCGTTCGGGGTTGAGGTAAGAATGAACTTGCCGCCAGTCGACAGTGCGGGCGTGATCGACGCCCAAAGTTCCTCCTGCACGCGCCTGTTAATGAACGCCAGCTCATCGATGAACAGGATCGAAGGTGATTCACCGCGGCCAGTTTTCTCGGTGGTGGCTTCGCACTTGATCTTCGAACCGTTGTCGAACTCGATCTGCGTGCGGCTATAGAACTTGCACCCAGCTTTCAACCAACCAGGCAGCTCCTCGTAGGCAAACTTGATCCGTGACATGATCTCGACCGCGTGCATCATGGCCTTCGACGCGATGATGCACTTCTTGTTGTCGAAGAACAGGGAGAGCCACAGGATGTACATGGCCACGACGGTGGTTTTGCCTAGCTGCCGAGACGCAAGGATGATAACGTCCTTGTGCTCATGGATCTGCTTGACCATCTCCACCTGATAGTCAAACAGAGCAAAAGGCACCATCCCCTTGATCGGGTGGGCCACCTTCACGTACTTGGTAATGAAGTAGATTGGGTCGTCAGCGCACCTGATGAGCTCCTGAATGGTCTCGGGGGTGTACTCTGACTTGGTATAAGCTCGCTTGAACCCGGCGCTTCTTGCCATCAGTTATCCTTTTTAGCTATGGTGTAGCGCGTTTAACCAGTAACCAGCGTCAGCCAATAGCCGTTAGCGCTAGGTGCTAGCTGGTTGGTTGCCATCGAAGATGAAGCTCTTAATGATGGCCGCAGTTTGGCGGTCTTGCATGATCTCAAAGTGGTTGGCCTGCACGTCGAGCTTGTACTTAGCCAGCGAGGCGCGCTGGGACTCAAGCGTCACGATGCCGTCATTTTGCCCAGCGATGAATGGTAGGTTGCCGTCGGTGGAGATGATGGAGATGAACGGCATCTTTAATTGCTTGGACGTGACCTCCCTAATGATCTTGCTGCCTGGGGTGATGTCCTTCAGCACGTTTACTGACGTGAAGAACCACCGCAAGATCCCTGCGGTTCCGCTCCCCCCGAACGGGGTTGAGATCGAAACTAGCCCCTTGATGTCAAGCTGCTTCCCGTAGCGAAGGGCAAGCAGGTAGCCAAGGATACCACCCAGGCTATGGCCAACGATCCACATGGGACCAGCCTCGTGAAGCAGGTTGTCCTCGAGGATGCTTTGGAGCGAGGTCTCAATTGCTTGCTGGCTATCGTATTCAGCCACGATGGCTTCATGGCGTGGTAGCTGGCTTCTTAGGTAGGTAAAGATCTTCCCGGTGCAGTTGAGCCCGTGGATGTACAGAATCGTTTCCATCATGCTACCTAAGAATAAGGGGTTAGCCAGTCAGCCAAGAATGCTCGTCGCTAGCGGCAGCGTTACCCAGGCTAAGCTAGTAACGCTAGCCGCAAAGCGCTATCATCAAAGTCAAAGTACGCGCAAGCGGCTTGCTGCAGCTTAAGCGAAACCCTTGCCCTACACGCGCGCTTCCTTGACTTACTTGGCTTTGTGCATGGCCAACGCCCACTCAGCTCCAGCGCGTTGTCCAGCGGCAACAATGGTAGAAATAAGCGAGGCGCCCTCACCGTGACGGCCAGTGGCCTCAGCGTAGATCTCAGCCGCGGCTTTAAGTGCCTCACGCACGCTTTCACCGTGCTCGACCATGCTGGTTACCAACGCAACTGCACGGTCAAGATCACTTTCAGTTTCAGCTTCAGCCAACTTAGACCGCCGCGCTTGCGCTTCCTTGACTGGCTTGGTATGGTTCATAGCTGCCGCCCACTTAGCACCAGCGCGTTGCCCAGCGGCAACGATGGTAGAAACGAGCGAGGCCGCCTCACCGTGGTGACCAATAGTTTCCGCGTAGATTTGAGCCACGGCTTTAAGTGCATTGTGCACGCTTTCACCGCGCTCGATCATGCTGGTTACCAGCTCAACTGCTTTATCGAGGTCAGCATCGGTCCCTGCTTCGGTCAACCGAGGCCGTCTTGCCTCCTCGATGCTGACGTACTCCCGGTACAGCTCATCACGCAGCTCATCGAGGTCATCAACCCTCATGGCCTTAGTCAGCTTGGCTGCAATGCCGGGGAGCAGGTTAAAGTCAGCTTCTTCCAGCCACTTGGCAACGAGCTCGCACTCACGCCGCGAGAGGTGGTCCTTTAGGTCACCATACAGCCGCTTGGCAAGCGTAGCCTCACGCGTAGCAGGCGAAGACTCAATAACGTTGGTCTTAAACAGGTCTTTGATGAGCATTTGTGAAGGTCTCCTATCTTAACTACGCGAACTCAGATTATCTCGCGTCTCTAGCTTGTTATAAATTGCCTCTAGCGCAGCCAAGAAGCTCTGGCGCGTTGGGGTTGGTAGCGCTGACCGTGCGACGACAACCGGACGCTCAGCGGGTGACATGCTCCGTACAAGCGCCTTGACCCGTGCTTTTAGCTCATTAGTTGGGCAGGTGACTACGCCGCGGTCAACCGTGCAACTAGTTATCCCAGCCGCCGCAATGAGCTGCTTAACGTGCTGGTCGGCCTGCGCTGGCCGCGCTCTCGGTGGCTGAGCTGCTAGAAGGTCATGAACTTGCATGGCCCATATTTATGGCTAATTAACATCAAGCACCATCAAGGGTGAACCTATCCACGTTAACGTGCAAAACGCGAACCTTGAGCTCGTTGAATCCCTGGAGGGGGTGGAGCTTTAGGCGGCGTCGGAGGCGCTTGGTCAAGTCCGGCTGGTACCCCTCTACCCGCGGCCTGTCCTGGCAGTCAGCGAGGATGTCGTAGGCGCCGGCCCCTTTCCGCTGCAGCTTGAGCACCTTGCAGGCCGGCAGCTCTTCTTCGGCAATGTGGTGTAGCAGCTCAGTGAACCTATCGGCTTTACCGCCGGCGGGTAACTCGCGTTGTAGGTAGGTCTTAAACGTTGGTTTCATGCTTGCTCTCTCTAAGCTTAATGGCCCGGGTGTCCACCGGTGGGGTTAAAGTGGGGGTCAGGTGGCGCTTCCTAGCCGCTTCAGCGTGGCAGCACCCAGCGGCGATGAGCCTTTCAACCACGGCCCAGTAGGTCGGCGTCGCGTACTTAATAAGGTACACCTGCTTAGCCCACAGCATGATCTCGACCCCAGCGTTTAGCCCGCCAGCAAGGTTGGTGTTGTAGGCCCAGTCGCACTCCTTCAGGAGCTCGACGGTGGCCGCTGGCAGGAGCTCTACGGCTATCTCGTCGTAGGACATGGTGGGGTGTTCGTGCTTGAGTCGGCGCATGACGGTGGTGATTGCGTCTTGCAGGTCGTGGATGTCCGGTGACCACAGGCTCTTGAACTCCCCGACGGCCAGGCAGAGGTAGGGTTCCCCGTACTCGGCCGCCTGGGCGTAGTTGCCGGTGACAAAGATGGCGTCCTCACGGGCCGCCCACCCGTATTGCTCGGTGAAGAAGCTGTTAATGGCTGCGTGCACGGCGGGATGGGAATCCCTCGGCTTGGGGCGGCGCTTAACGGAAAGAAGGGCCCAGTCAGTAGTTAGCGAGCCTGTGCCGTGCAGGGGGAGGTGGTCGCGAAAGTGAACACCCTCGAGGGCAGCGATAAAGGGCCGGCACGCCCCCATCAGCCCGTCAACATCGAGCTGCGCCCCAGGCCCCTCCTCAGGCAGGAGAAACTGCTTAAAGGTGATCATTTGTGGTACCACCCGGCTAGCTTCTTCTCAAGCGCTTCGCCTGACATGATGGTTGGGATAAGGTACCGTTTACCAGCTGCGCGCAGCCGCTCCATGGTTGACCGCCCAAGCGGGTTACGCACTGGAGCTGAGAAGAACGCGTTAGTTTCCTCGAACGCCTGCTGCAGCGCGGCGTCGTTAAGCTCAGCTGTTCCGCTAAGCTCCAAGAAGAACTGAAACTTATTCCGGTAGAACGCTACGTGCTCAGGCAGCGTAGTGTAGACACGCTCGATGAACTCAGGGCTTACCTCGCGACCAATGGCGCTCGCCCGTCGGCGCACCCGCTCCTTGGCTACCTCTAGCGGGGTATTAAGGTACACCATACCAACGTCGTAGCCAATTGACTCTAGGATGCCAACCCGGTGCAGCAGGTTGGCCGCATCGTTAGATGTCCCGTCGATGAACAGGGGGAGCATCCCATTGAGGTAGTTGAACAGGGCAGCTTTAGTGAGCTGGTGGACCCGGTCCTTAAAGATGAGGTCCCAGTCCGCAGGGGTTACTTGCCGGCCAAGCCGCTTGGCCAAGAACTCAGAGGCCCGGTCGGTGTTAACCACGCGGGGGGCAATGCGGCCTTTTAGCTTGGTGACAGCGTAAGATTTCCCTGCGCCCGGGATCCCGGCCAGAAAGATGGCCTTGAAGATGCCGGCATCGTTGATCGACTCCGCGACAAATTGCCTGAACGTGGTGGTCATCTGGAAGACTTTACTTTGGTTCGTCCTCGCTCACTGGCGGGGGAACGCCCAGCTGCACCCGCTCCCCGTCGACTTTCACGAGCTTGAGGAGGTCGTTCCGGTCAGCCACGATGAAGTTGTTGGTGGTCCTGCCAGGCATGTAGGGTGCGAAGGCGCCGGCACGCCGCCGGTCTGTTTTTACCCGCGCGCGGGTTGCGGCCGCGTTTAGCGCGATGGTCAGGAAGTTGGCGGCAATCTCAGCGTTCCGCGCGATGTAGCGCGGCTCGAGCACGTTGTCGATCAGGTCAGTTTGCGTCCTGAAAGCGTCCATGGCCGCCTCATAGATGGTATCGATCCGCTTGTCAACCTCAATGTCCTCAGCGTCCTTTTCCACGGGCGCGGGGAGCTGAGCTGGTGCGGTCTGAACCATTGAGTACTCACCCTCAAGCGCGAGGGGGTCCTGGGTGCTGTCAAGGTCGAGTGCCTCAGCGATTGGGTCTGAAAATTTTTCTTTAATGGTCATTGGCCTGTTTCCTTTGGCCTCCTGGCCAGCCTTGGGCCCTTAGCTAGCCCAGGCTGCTGCCTTTTAGCTGCTTTAGGGCGGCTAGCGAAAAGGCTTCGCTCAGTTAACACCTGAAAGACCATGCCGTGCCTGCTGGCAAACTCCTCCGCGGCCTTCCACTTGGCGTTATTTACCACGAGAGCTAGCTTATCGTGGTTCGTCTTAGCCCGCTCGCTGACTGCCTCTTTTACAGGCTTGATCTCGATGATGGCTTTTCGTATTTGCCCATCCTTAGCGCGGTACTCGATGATAAAGTCGGGGTAGTACGTAGCAGGTCGCACACGCACGTTGCCTAGCTGGTCTACGTACGGCTTAAGGTAAGGGATCCGCAGCTCCTCGCTGCCCCATCGCAAGATGGCTGGCGATTGGTCAAAGTACCGCATCGCGTAGAGTTCCCAGCTGCTTCTGGCGAAGATGTTGGTTGCGTCCCCCATGTACTTTGCGGGGAACTTGGGAACGAACCTGGCCTTGAGCGTCGCCATTACTCGCCAGACAGCGCTGGCGGAACGCGCCCGGTAACTTCGCCGCCAGCGCTGTTGTCGACCACCGGGGGTTTGGCAGCCGGCGTGATGGCGGAGCTGACCCCAAGCGCCACCGAGCCGAGCGTACGCCCAGAGGCGTTGCCAACGATGCTGCCAATCTTATAGAAGGTGCCACCCAAGGCGCGCCCGGCTATCGTGCCGCCAAACTTCTTGTTCAGCGCGCCGCTAACGGTCTCCTGGATCGCCCTAGCCCCCTGCCGTGCAATTATGTCGATGAATGGGTTTGGAGAACCTTTCGCGCTGATCTCGTCGCTGCCGCCCGTATTTGCCCCAAAGAGGATGTCACCAGCGGGATGCTGCGGCTCAAGGCCAACATCCCCGCCGCCAAGCATCCGATCACCTGGGGACACGTAGAGCGCGTCAAAGTCAAAGCTTACCGTCGTAATGCCTGGGCTACCCCCTTGCTCGACGTCAAGCTCATCATAGTTGATGGCTGTGAGGCGTGGGTTCGTGAAAATGAAGTTGTTGCTTTTGACTGCATGCTGGGGGTTAGTTGGCCCCGTTGAGCCACCATCAACGTAGATATGATGGATGATGATCTGCGCAAGAGGCGTCACTGCCCTGCCAGGCAGTACCCCGCGCAGCGAGGTGTCGCGGGAGATCGGTGTCTGGCTAAAGGCAAACCCGAACTGGTCGAGCGAGTCGCTTATGCTTGTCTGGTTCAAGCGGGCGATCGGCATGAAAGCGCGCCGGTACATCTCCAAGAACTGCAGAACCGTGTTGCCGGTATCGTCATAGAACGAAAGGTTGATGTCGCGGTGGGTGATCCGCCGCAGCACCTTAGTCCTGAAGTTATAGAGGTTGACCTCCTCGTATTCGAATTCGAACTGGGGTTTATCGATGGTTCGGACCGAGAAAGTGAGCTGGCGCTGGATGGTATCGGGGTCAACGCCCATGACCTCGGCCAACAAGCTACGTGCTTCTTGGTTGAACGCGAAGGTCACCTTAAACAGGAACTTGGTGCGGGGACGAAGGTCTCCGCCTCTAGCCACAGCCGCCGCGTAGTACGTTGGGCTCCATGTACCAATGCGGTTGATGTCAGTTAGCTCGGCGCTCCCGGTTTCTGGGTTGGTATCCTCGTTGGCCCCAGAACCAAAGATCCCGCCCAAGACAGACTGCGCTAGTTCCTCAGTGGCGGCGCCAAATTGCCGGTAGGCCTCTTGCTCGAGGCCAACACCGATGGTACGCTTTAAGGTTTTAGATAGATCCATGGCCGCCGTTCAGTTAGTTTTGCTTACACTGGAACAAAACTGACTTTTTGTTTCGCAGAAGATGGTTTCACTGCGGTCTTGTCATAATAGCTAGAGCCCGCGCTTTTCAACTGGCTTAACATCCGACAGAACTCATCGTAGAGCTGTTATGGTGTTAAGGTTTGGGTATTCTGGATCGCTTTAATCTTCAATGTATGAGATGTTTTTAGACTGTTCACCAAACAGCTTAACAGCACGAATGAAGGTTTCTCTAGAATCAAAGAGCAAGAAGACATCTCGCTTAAAGTGCGTGTAGACGTGTTTCAAGTTAGGCAGGTTTTGACCATCTTCCAAAATATCCGTGTCAGAGATAATGAGAACGGTATAACCAGCCTTTTTGAACTCTGTGAGCTTACGCACTAATAGCGCTGAAAAGTTCGTAGAACTGCCTATGGTAGTCGTAAACAGTTTCTCGATTGTGCCAGACTCATACACAGTAGGACGATCCTTGGGCCCATCAATTTTGGCGTACTTATTACGCTTAATGTCAAGCTTATATGTCTTGAAACTGTTGCTGTACTTGATGAGAGCAATCTTCGACCCAATTCCATTTGAAATAATGAGCTGTTTGATGAGGTTCCGCAAATTAGCGTAGACATGCGGAATGATATCATTCATCGAACCAGAAGAATCCACAACAATCAGGAGATTGATATCCTCTTCTACTGGTATCTCGCCGGGCTTGATTGCACCTGCACCGATTTGTTGAGCGATGTGAATCGAAGTAATTGCACGAGGATGAATCCGTTGGTACGTTTCATCAGTCAAGTTAGACGAACGCTTTACTACTTGGCTTAATAGCTGTCTCCACGAATATTTTGGCTTGATATTATTGAAATCAAACTCAAGCTCGGAATCATCGCGTAGCGCGCTGCTATTGCTGCCGCCTTTAGCGCGACGGGCGCTATCTTCAGCAGCTTTCTTTTCTTTTTGCTTTTCTAGCTCTTGGTCAAGCTGGCTTGGGCTAGCATCGCTCTTTTTAGAAAGTTTTTCCTCGAGCTCTCTAGCCCGCTCTTCAATTTCAGCTTCAGTTGGAATTCTGTCTGGTTCAGATCCACCAGTCTTATCTTGACCTGGTTGACCTTGTTTGCTAGGTTGACCCGGTTTGCCCTGTTGACCTGGTTGACCCGGTTT